ATTCAACTTTTAACGGGCTTACCTCTACTGGTGGCGGTGCTGGTGGGGGTGGGTATCCCGGATACTCTGCGGCTTCTGGTGGGTCTGGTGGTGGTGGTGGTGGCACTGTCACCATGTCTGGAGCTTCTGGAACAACAGGCGGGAACAGCGGAGGTAGCGGTGGAAATTATTTTGGGTCGAAATATAACTTTCACGGCGGTGGGGGTGGTGGCGGCGCAGGAGCTGGTGGCGGCAATAAATCGGTTGGAGCAGGATATGCGTATGGTGGATCTGGTGGCTCTGGCTCAACTTGGTCTAATGGGGTTGCTTACGCTGGTGGTGGTGGAGGCGGTGCTTTTGTAAACGGAGCTGGTTCCGGTGGTGCTGGTGGGGGTGGTTCTGGCGGCGGGGGTAGTGGTGGTTTTGGATATTCAAATGGAAGCGCAGGAACTACTAACAGGGGTGGTGGGGGTGGAGGTGGTGGGTGGACTGGTCAGTCAGGCGGGAACGGTGGCTCTGGCGTTGTGATCATTCGCTACCTTGGCTCCCAGAAAGCAACTGGCGGCACAGTCACAAGCTCTGGTGGGTACACCTACCATACATTCACTGGTTCTGGAACTTTTACGGTAACTTAATATGGCACATTTTGCTCAACTCAACGAATCAAATGTGGTGACTCAGGTCATCGTGGTGAACAACTCGGACTGCGGTGATTTACCGTTTCCTGAAAGCGAGCCTGTTGGTATTGCCTACATTCAAACGTTTTTGCCGGGCCGCTCGTGGAAGCAGACCTCCTACAACGGAGGCTTTCGCAAGCGGTATGCGGGAATTGGGTACATCTATTCGGAAGAATATGACGCTTTCTTTCCTCCCAAACCGTATGACGATTGGGTGTTTTCGGTTGACGATCTGAAGTATGTGCCGCCTGTTCCAAGACCAAACGATGGTGGTTTATATACGTGGGATCAAGACACTCACCAATGGGTTTCAGTCAAGGTTCCTGTAACAGTTATCGGAGAATAAAATGCCAGCACCAATTTCAGCAATCTCTTGCGTATCAAATGTGTTCATCAAGCAGATGACATTCATTAAGGCCGGAGACATTGAGCAGGGCCATGCCCATTGCTTTGACCATGTGACTTTATTGTCTGCTGGATCACTAAGACTTCATGCTCTTGGCACAAGCACCGACTTCAAAGCCCCACACCACATCTTCATCAAGGCTGGCGTTGTGCATGAATTGGAAGCTCTTGAGGACAACACAGTAGCTCAATGTATTCATGCGCTTCGTGACGGGGACAGAGTAGAGGACATCATCGATCCAGCCTCGCTTCCTGTTTACTGTGATGGCGTTCCGGAGTTAGCAAAATCGTTAACAGTTGATTGATATGACTAGCAAGGTTAAAATTAAGCTATAAATAAAACAAGGAGCAATAGATGGCATTTCCAACAAGCCCAACAAATGGTCAACAAGCGATAGTAAACGGCATTTTATACACTTATGCCAGTGCTAATCAGTCTTGGACCATAGTGCCGGGCACAGTTGGGAATCTTACTATTGCTGGCAACGTTAGCGCAAATAATTTTATAATTACTGGCACAGGTATTTTTTACAGCAACGGCACTGCTTATAGCGCAGGCGGTGGAGTTACTAGTGTATCGGGTACAACTGATCAAATTACAGCTAGTCCTACTACGGGTAATGTGGTTTTAAGTTTACCGTCAACAGTTGCTATTCAAACATTAAATGCTGCCACAATTGGTAATACTGGTGCTGCAGTTATTGGTGACACAGGTGTATTTGCCACCAAAATAACTGCCAGTAATTTGGCAGTAGGCGCAATCAATGCTAATGGTGCTGTTACTGTTGCAAGTTTAGCTTCAAACGGCGCTGTGTCAGGCACAGCAGCCACTTTTACTACAATTAATGTCAGCAGTACTACAGCCAATGCTATTACTGCAAACTTTACACATGGTTCAGACCAAAACTTCCAACTAACATCACAGAACGGCAGCAGTGTTAATGGCACAGGCGAGGAAGTAGCAAGATTTGGTATTAATTATTTGGGCACTGGTTGGGACAGCTTTACAAGATATATCAGAGGCAGTGCAGCTCAAAACGGTTCTCAGGTTTTATTTGCTGGAAATACTGGTGTATTCACGGTAAGTTCTACAGGTGTTTTGGCCACAGGTACAATTACTGCAACAGGCACAGCTACTGTTAATGCATTAACCAGTAATGGCGCTGTAACAGGCACTACAGGTACATTTACCACCAGTACCACTACATCAGCATTAAACACTGGCACATTAAATGCTAACAGCACAGCAACAGTTAACAGTTTAGTGTCGAATGGTGCGGTATCAGGTACAACAGGTACATTTAGTTCAGGTGTAGTAACAACTACAGTCAATGCCAACTCTAATGTCACAGCAGCAGGACTAACAGTAAATGCCAATGCTACAATTACAACCAACATTACTGCCAGCAGTTATATTATATCCGGCAGTGGAGTATTTTGGAGCAATGGCACTGCTTACAGTACTGGTGGCGGTGGTGGCGGTGGCACAGCGTTCAATACATATACCGCTAATACAATACCCCCAACTTCAGGTAATGTAAATGGTGACCAATGGTATGATACATCAAATGATGTACTGTATGAATATCAAACTGATGGTGTAACTTCATATTGGTTTGATATTACAGGTCCTATAGTGGCTGCAAATGGCACAACAACCGGCACCACAACCACTTCATTGGATCCGTTTTTATTAATGGGTGCATAATTGAGAGAATAAAAAATGGCAACAACTTATAGAATTTTAGGTCAATTAAATCCTTCAGCTAATGTTGAAACTACAGTTTATACAGTGCCCTCAGCCACACAAACGGTAGTTAGCACTGTTGCTGTTTGTAATTTGAGCAATGTGGCTACTACATTTAGTTTGGCAGTAAAAGTAGCGAATGCAGCAGTAGCAAATAAAAATTATATAAACTATCAAACACCTTTGCCGGGTAATGATACTATGACACTGACACTGGGTATGACATTAGGTAACACCGATGTTATAAGTGCTAATTGTGGTTCAGCTAATGTAGCTATTAATGTATTTGGAAGTGAAATTACTTAAAAATGGCAAATAGATCAATTACAACACGCAGAGCAGGTGCTGCCACTTCAAGATCTGGTCAAGCTGTTACTGTTTTCAGTGGTAACGGTTTTAGTGTTGCTGGTGGTGCTATTAGTTCTGCAACTACAATCACTTTAGGAGTTGTAGTTCCTGGAGAAACTAGCAGTAATTCTGCTGTTACTCCTACAGGTGGTGGAGCGACAATAACTGCTGTCACTGTGACAGACAGTAGTTATGTTCCATCGAGTGGTAACATATTACCAACAAGTTATTTTACTGTTACGGGCACCGGGTTCGAAGCAAATGGTAATGTTTATATAGGAGCAAATAACTATCCTAATGTTTATTACAGTTCTACAGAATTAAGGGTTAATTTAAATTCCAGAGGTTCATTTATAACTCAAAGCGGCACATATCCATTTAATTATTTTAATCCAAATACTTCAAAATTTGGTAATTATTCTGCAGGTTTATTATTAGATGCTACACCTACAGTCAATTATCTTGTTGTAGCCGGAGGTGGTGGTGGTGGGTCTGCTATTGCTGGCGGCGGCGGCGCAGGCGGCCTACTAACAGGCAATTTAACTCTTGCTGCAAATACTACTTATACTGTAACTGTAGGTGGAGGTGGCGCTGGCGGAACAGCAGACACAAACAACAATGCAAATGGTAACGACAGCACTTTCTCTAATATTACAGCCACCGGTGGGGGCAAAGCAGGACAACTTACTTTGGCTGGTAACACCGGTGGATCAGGAGGTGGCGCTGGCGGCCGCGCGGCAACTAATGCAGGTGGATCAGCAACATCTGGCCAAGGCAACGCTGGTGGTGGTGGCACAGGAAGTACTGGAAATAATACTGGCGGTGGTGGAGGAGGTGGCGCCAGCGCTGCAGGTCAACAAGGTCAATTAAACAAAGGTGGTAACGGGGGCAACGGTATTCAATTATCGATTACTGGAACTCTGACATATTATGCTGGTGGGGGCGGCGGCGGCGCCGACTCAAGAGGAACAAGCCCAGCTGCAGGCACTGGGGGGCTCGGCGGTGGGGGCAACGGTGCTGTTGGATCAGGCGCGATAGCTGCAAATGGTAGTGTTAATTCTGGTGGTGGTGGTGGTGGTGGCAGTATTACTTCTAGTAAAGGTGGTACTGGCGGTTCAGGGGTAGTAATAATAAGAACGATATATACAGCATCTGCGACTACTGGTTCTCCAACATTAACCACTGACAGTGGGTATAACGTTTATACCTATACTAGTTCAGGATCTATAACATTTTAACAAATAAAGATATATGTCACATTTTGCACAAATAGATGAAAACAACATTGTAGTTAGAGTATTAGTAATAGATCAAGAAACCATTAACACAGGTGCTTTTGGTGATCCGTCATCGTGGATACAAACTAGCTACAACACCCGTGGTGGAATTCATGCACATGGTGGTACACCTTTAAGAAAGAATTATGCAGGTGTTGGATACACTTATGATGTACAAAGAGATGCATTTATACCTGCTAAACCCTATCCCAGTTGGACCTTAGACGAAACTTCATGCCTTTGGCAACCTCCTATACCTATGCCAGAAGACGGTGCCCGGTATTTTTGGAATGAAAATACACAGTCTTGGGTAGACAATCCAGCATAAGTACATACACGGAGATATAGATGTCATTTCCAATAAGTCCAACAAACGGTCAACAAATTACGCTAAACGGTATTACTTATACCTATGCCAGCGCGACTAGAAGTTGGCGTCGTAACACTTTATCTAATGTTTCAGCTGATTATGGTACATTTTCTGGCAATGTCACAGCCAACAACTACATAATATCAGGCACCGGAATATTTTACAGCAACGGCACTGCTTATAGTTCAGGCGGTGGTGGTATCACTTATACTGCCAACACAGCACCTCCTACTTCAGGTAATGTGTCGGGTGATCAATGGTATAACACATCTACAGATGCATTGTTTGAGTACCAATTTGATGGCACCAGTTATTATTGGATTGACATAACTAGTCCGTCAATCGGTGACTCGCAAGCAAATATTAGTGTGCTTGCTGTTACTGACGGTGGCACAGGTGCAACAACTGCTGCAGATGCAAGAACTAACCTTGGGTTGGAAATTGGTACTGATATACAAGCCTATAGTTCAAACTTTCTTACTTTATCTGCTTACGGCACTGGAACAGGTAATAGTCAGTATGTGCAGCGAGATTCATCTGCTAGAATTCCAATTGGGACAAACTGGTCAGTGTTTGAATCTAGTACCGTCTTATATTTTCGATCTGGAAGTACTAACCTAGCTGAAATTGATACCAGTGGCAATGTAACTGGAAATTATTTTATTGGTAACGGCAGTCAATTAACTGGGGTAACCTCAGTAAACTTATTGGCAATATCAAGCAATATAATACCAAGTGCAAACGCTACTTATAATTTAGGTTCCACAACAAATCGTTGGCTAAATGTATATACCAGCGACTTGGATCTCAGCAACCAATTTGGCAGCTGGACTATTGTTGAAGGTGAAGACGACTTGTTTTTATATAATAATAAAAAAAACAAAGTATATAAATTTGTGTTGCAAGAAGTCGATCCAACTATAGCACCACCAAAAGCAAGGAGTGAATAACCATGCCTTTGTTTGTGGGTAATGCTAGCATAGAAGCACAAAGCGGATATTTTAGAATCAAAGACACTAGTGGTAATAATGTATTTGAGCAAGGAGTCAGTAGTTACGGCGGCCAGAATTTTGGATACTATTTGAATAGCAATGTGCCAGCATTTATATCAGGTGCTATTGGCAGTGCTTCTTGGGTAAATCCTGGCAGTGGCTGGCGAAAAATTAATAACTATTGTGTAGATACTGTTTACAACCGCGGCAGTCATTACAGCACTGCCAATACTAGATTTACTGCCCCAGTCACTGGGCCTTATATGTTTATTTTTTCAACTTACATGTATACCAACAGCTACACTCATCCTGGTTTTTGGGTAAACGGAGCAAGCACCGGTGCAGGTAGATTAGAATTTACTTATAGAATAAGAGGGCATGGTTTTGTAGCCAATTATCAGCAAGATTGCCAAGTTGAAGAAGTTTTGTATTTAACTGCTGGTGATTATGTTGAAGCCTACTGGTACGATGGTGGTACTAGCTATCATTATCCAAACTACAGTATATTCATGGGTGCTTATGTGGGATAAATTATGCCAATAATTATAAATGACATGACTATAACCGGCGGCACAACATTGACAGTCACCGATGCCAGCAGTAATAAAGTTTATTACCAAGACAATGCTGGCTGCGTTATGAAACCACAGACCAGTGCAAACGCTACACTATTACCGCTGTTTAATGTGGGTTGGGGTACAGGAGGATGGATTTCAATGTCTACCGGTGGATATAATGTTCCAGCTGCTTATACTTCCGGCAGCGGTTATATGAATGTGGGCGGATGCTACAATACCAGCACATATAGATTTACTGCACCTTGGACTGGACTTTATCTTTTCAAAGCACATATATATCATTACTATCCCGATAGTAGCTATGGTTACTATTACCATCCATTTTTTACAGTAAATGGCGGAGCTAGTACCAGACAGCCCGGCGGTCCCCCTTATAGAATAAGACAGTATGGTTTATACGGCAGTTACGGCGGCGATTCTGATTTTTGTGAGCTTAAATATTTAACAGCGGGTGATTATGTAAATTGGTATACAGGTGTTGGTGGTGGTATGCAAGGTTATGCCAATTACAGTGCATGGTCTGGAGCTTATCTAGGAAATTAATATGGCAATAGACATAATGGGTGCTAACATTACAGCCAATGCCAATGCAGTGGCTATAAGCACCAATGGCATAACCGGCCTAAGCTTTACAGCGGCAAACTTTCCAAAATTTAACTCAAAACCTTATTTTTATGCACAAAAAAACAGTGCCGCATGGATAAATTATTCTGGGGGCGCTTGGAATATTCTTGCCATGGACTACACAGCAGTAAATAATGGCAGTCATTTTAATACTGGAAATGGAAGATTTACTGCCCCAGTAACTGGAACTTATTGGTTTACTCACAGTGCTTATGTATATAAGAATACTGCAACTAGTTCTGACAGTTACATACATCCTATATTTAGAGTAAATGGCAGTGAAACTACGCGAAAGGCTTCTTATACCACCGACTATAGATTGAGACTAAGAACTTATTACAGTAGCACCTACGCTGGAGACACACAGATAAACGATATTTTTTACTTAACAGCAGGTGACTATGTTGAACTGTATCACTACAGTAGTGCAGCGACACAACAATGGTATGGAACAGAATGTTTCTTTGCTGGATTTTTAATAGGATAAGGAAAACACTATGGCAATGACAATTACAATTAATTTAACAGACTTGGACGAAAAAGTCATGAGATATTTTGCAGCAGATCCTGAAGAATACGCAAAAAACTTTTTTGAAGCTAGGATATTTGCTGCTAAACAGGAAATTTATCAAGCAGAAGTAAGGCGAATGACACTGGATCCAAATATTACAGTAATCCCTGCTGATGTTGACACTGTGGTAACACAAGCGAATATACGGTATGCTAATGCTCAACCTGAAATCCCTAGTATGACTCCACCATAAATAAAATATTAGGTGAATCCAAAAGGAACAATAAATGGCATTTCCAACAAGCCCAACAAATGGTCAACAAGTAACAGTAAACGGCATTACTTATACCTATGCCAGTTCTACTCAATCTTGGGCTAGAGTGCAGGGTGTTGCTGGCAATATTACTGCTACTGGTAATATCAGTGCAAATAATTATACAATTACTGGTACAGGCATATTTTGGGGCAATGGCAGTCCTGCGGTTTATGGTACTAGTTTTTGGGTCCAAGATCAAGATTTTGGATTTACTGCCAATACCGCAGATTTTGGAAATGTATTAGGTTTGGTTACCGAATCAGTTGACGACAGTTATGATAATGGTTCTGTACAAAACGGCGCAGCTGTTGCTGCCAGCAACATTATTGATTTCTGGGATACATCGTCAAGTAATTATAAAGTTGGTTTTCGAAATATTCCACCTGTCGGTACAAAAACTTCGTCTTACACATTAGCTGTAGGTGATGTGGGCAAATATGTACAAGTTAGTACTGGAGGATCTATTACTATTCCAACTACAACATTTTCTGAAGGAGATGTGGTTTCAATAGCTAATAATACTACTGGAAATGTCACAATTACTTGTTCTGCACCCACTACTTATATAACCGGTAATAACACTGTTAGAACTTCATTAACACTGGCAACTCGTGGACTAGCAACTGTATTTTTTATTTCGAATTCTATTTGTTTTATCGGCGGGAGCGTAAGTTAAAGTGTCGGGTTCATTGTCAGCGTTCTTTGCATCATTTGTTTCTGGATTAGCAGCTGGTCCAGAAACTTCTTTTTCTTTTGTGGTATCTACTAATCAAGCCGACGCTAATCTTGCCACACTAGCTACCGCAGCAGGGTGGAATGGAGTATCTCCACTAACTATGGTTATCGATTCCGGTGTGTACATCTACTCTACTTCAACAAGCACTCCAGCTCTGACAGTTAGCGGTTCGTTTCCCGGTGGTGTAACGCTGACCAATAACGGATTGATTGTTGGTCAAGGAGGCGCTGGAGGAAGTGGTGGTCTTGGGACTAGTCCGACTGCCCAGAACGGCGGCGCAGGTGGTGCAGGTGGCCTTGCTTTGTCTGTATCTTCTGCAATCACGATCACTAACAACGGCACAATCGGTGGTGGAGGTGGTGGTGGTGGCGGTGGTGGCGGAAGATATGCCGTGGGCGAATACGGGTGTTCCTTCAGGTGGACAGGCGGTGGCGGTGGCGGCGGAAGAGCCAATGGATCTGGCGGTTACGCATGGCCCGGTGGCAGCGGATACGCTGCTGGTAATCAGGGCAGCAGTGGAACGCTTACCTCTGCTGGAAGTGGCGGCGCTGCTGTTTCGTATACCGATGCTGGCGCAGGCGGTTCAGGTAGCGGCCTTGGTTCATCGGGTTCCTCTGGTGGTTCGGCAACCGGCGCGGGTAGTCTTGGCTCTGGTGGGGCAGGTGGTTCTGCTGGCGGCGCTGTTAGTGGCAATTCGAACATCACATGGTTAGTAACAGGAACAAGACTTGGGAGCATTACATGAGCATTACATATTCATATGAAATCATTGCTGTTGATCAAACTGCACGTTGCATGGAGATCATCTACACAGCTAACGGTCATCAGACCATGCACATCGGCGCACGTTTGCCTTATGAGGGCGAAACAGTGGAAGACATTGTTAGGATGTATGAACCTGTGCGTTATTGGGAAGAGCAACAGCTTGCGGTTGTTGTACCACAAGTTGGGGCGACTGGAACACTCGATCCGCTTCCAACGCCAGAGCCAACTGAACCAGCACCAGATCAGCCTACAGTTATAGGATCGCAGACGCTGTGATCAAACAAATTCTTCCTCATTTCTCTGTCACTCAAAACGGGACGACATTGAATGTGTATCACGCCAATGCTGGTGATGGATTACCTCGTCACGACCATGCGTACTCACACCTCATCATGTGCCATGCTGGCAAGTGCATTGTTCGCAAGGAAAACCGAGAACTGGTAATGACAAAAGATACTCAACCAGTCAACCTTATTGCAGGTGAATGGCACGAAATCGAGTCGTTGGAAGATAACACTGTTTTTGTAAATGTTTTTTCAAATAGTATTTGATAAATAATTTGGAGATAAAAAATGGCAGTACAAGTACAATGGCGCAGAGGAACAACAGCACAAAACAATGCTTTTACCGGTGCGCTGGGTGAAATATCAATTGATACAGAAGCCGACTCTATTAGAGTTCATGACGGATCTACAGTCGGCGGATTTGAAACCAATGCTAAACAAGCCAAGTACGCTGACATTGCAGAAAGATATCATGCCGACGAAGTATATGATACAGGTACTGTTGTAAGTTTTGGCGGAGTAAACGAAATAACAGCGACCAATAGTGTTGCAGATCAACGAGTAATGGGTGTAGTATCCACAGATCCTTACTGTGTAATGAATAGTCCGCATAGAATGCCACATTTGACAAACGAATATCATCCTCCTGTGGCACTATTGGGTCGAGTACCAACTTGGGTTACAGGCGTTTGCCAAAAAGGCGATATTATGGTGTCCAGCAGTGTAAAAGGACACGCCCAAGCTTGGACTGAAAATTCAGCTCCTCCTTATGGTAGTGTTGTAGGAAAAGCTGTTGCTGATAAGACAGATCCCGCACCTGCTAAAATAGAAGTCCTAGTAGGCAAATTTTAATTTAACTGTTCGTGCGTTTTAATTTTCATTCGTGTTTTTTCAGCACGAATGCTTCTAAATACGCCTGGGTGCAAAGGTTTTGGATAAGCTTCTAATGGAACCCAACAGTAGCCTTTGTGTTCATCGTTGAGATCAGGTATAAACTCAGTGTCAACTTTAATCAAAAAAGTGTGATAAGTGAATCGCTTGTTGTCACTGGTATACTGTTCGATGGGAATAATTTTAGCGTCACGAATTTCGCCACCGAGTTCTTCGCGGATTTCACGCATCAAACCTTCCAGTATTGATTCTCCTGCTTCTATTTTGCCGCCAACTAATCCCCATGAGTCTGGAAACTTGCCGTTGTTACGCAATAAAAAAAGATATCTGTGTGTGCTGGTGCAGTAGATCAAACTACCGCAACTTTGATTTAAATTATTAGGTGCCATTTTCCTGCAGGATAATAACCTTCATAGCTTTTAGTCCACTGTGTGCCATCCCATTTGTATTGAGTGTTAGTAGTCATGTTTGTCACATACTGAGTTGGAATAGCGGTGTTGCTTTGAAAAGCCACAGTCCAGTGACTGCCGTTGTATTGTATAATATCATTGGCCAGCGCCACAAGAGGTGTGTTGTCCACGCCTAACCAATTATAAACGCTGGCATTGGCCCCAGTAGCTGTACTGCTATAGTCATTTACCAGCAGGTATCTTGTTCCATTAGCCAAATACTGTAAATCTCTATTTGGTCTACTGCTTAAAGGATCAATTATAGCATTAATGGGTGCAACTGTATTGGTTGGTATAGTATCAACATCTGGGTTCCAAAGCAGTACCGTGTCGTCATTGGGATTGTAGGCCACCGTGCCTACAACTTCTAATCCACTGTCTAGCTCTACACTGATTTGACTGCTGCCATTTACTAAATTGCCGTAGATATTAACAATATCACGCCATGGCTCATTGGTGCCGTATTTGTAGTCTACCGCAGTAAACACAATTCGGTCACCTACATTGGCATAGACCAAGTTGCTGACAGTTACAGTATTGCCCTTGGTACTAACAACAACGGTATTGCCATAATTGTTATAGGTCAAATAACTGTAAGCATTGGCAGTGACATTGCTTACGCTGTTTTCGGATAAAGTTAATTGTGTATTACTGATAACAGCATCGACTACACCTAGTGTATTATTTAGATACAATAAGATATCGCCAGGTTCTACTGTTTGTAAGAAATTAGTGCCCACGCCGTTTACAATTGTGCTGCTGGTGTTGGCAGTGATATTACCTAAGCCAGTGATAGCTAAACCACTTACTTTCATGCCAGGTAAAATACTACTGGTATTAATGTCTAAATTTACAGTGGTATTGCCTGCGGTAATATTACTGATGAGATTGCCTACTATTTGCTGACCAAATTCTTCTACAGCATGTTCGTTATATTTTACTAATCTTATTTCGTTTTCTAATAGAATAATACCATAGTTCAAAACAGTAAAATACTGTCGGCTCATCAAGTTAGCATCGTCGTAGATTGCTGTGTTAATGTTGCCATTGGCATCATATAAGTTAGCAATGATCTTTTGAATAACTCCCAGCTTCTTGACCAGTGCAGGAGCACTGATAAAGATTGGCAATTCAAATGTCAAAGTAGCTGTTTCAATCTGTGGTGTTTCTGTACCTGTAGGAATACTTTTACTGCTCCAGTTTACACCAGTTAATAAAACATATGAAATACTAGTCCAGTCAATGTAATTGTCAGTGCTTTGAATTTCCAGTGCGGGATTAAACAGCGTACACAGTTGTTCTAGAATCTGTAGTTTTTGTTCAGTGTTACTGGTCCAAATTTCTACTTTTAATGTCAGCTTGTAGGGCACAGGCATTAATCGTTCTACAGTGTAAGTGTCGCCCTGCACAGTAGCGTATTCACCTGTGGCTGTGTCATAATAACGCTCACGCAGGTTAAGTTTATCAACATAAGTTGGATTTTGTACCCTTGCTCGGTCGTAGTCTAACCCACCGATGTACACAGCCATGCAGGGAGTACTTTGCATATAGTTTTCACTGCCCTGTTGAATAATGTATGATACTTGACGACTGCTGTCACCATAGATTACTGGTACACGCTGCAGTGCTGTTACACCGTTGCGGTCTTTGCCAAATTCAACTTGCAGATTACTCAGTATCCTAATAAACTGAATAATATATCTGCGTATCTGTTGGTCGTAAAAAAATTGCTGATATGCCATTAATTGTCTGCCTTGGGTGTAAGCGCCTTACTGAGACTTTGACGAGTTGGCTGAGTCTGTCCTTCGGTGTCGGTAAAGGTCGAGGTATTGTTATAGAATAAACCATGTTGTGTAGTATTGGTAGATCCTGGAGTAGTGTTAGTGCGATTCTTGTCTTCAATTTTGACCCATCTTGCACCATCGAATCTAAACAGTCTATTTGGCACATAGTCGGTTCTAAGACAATAATCACCAATATTGGGGTTAGTTGGATAGGATGTTGATGCTGTAACAGGCCAACCGTCGGGTGCAATACCGTCACCGCCTAGGTAAGCAGGAATATTGCTGTTGGGCGTAGTGGGCTGAGTACCATAGTCCACAGTGCTGTCAACATACAATTCTGTACTGTTGGCATATTGACCAGTAGGATCACCAGGACTACCATCGGGAATCAACGGCAAGTTATACAAGGGATCTATGTTAGTACCGCTTAATGGCACATCTATCTGTGCTTGTGCTAAAATAGCATCATTGATTTCGCCTAGTTTAGCAAGGTTAGTCATGACTTCTCCGATTGGAGTTTCTGTATTTTCGCTGGCCGCTATGTTATTCAATATGTCTTTGTATTCTTGTGCGTTAACTAAAGGTTTGGCTTTAATTCTGATTAAATGTGGCCACCAGGTTTGGCTAAAGCCTTCGGCAGCAAAAGTCACATCTTGAATAACATAAAATCGTTTTAGTGCTGCCGGCAAGTCTGCATTTAGTGGATAATAATCTTTCTTGTGCTGAAGTTCAATTACATCACCGCTCATTAGTTTGCGACCTATCATGGCCACAGTGTCATTTAAATGAAATGTTACTACAATAGTGTCTGTGCTTAACATTAGGCCAAACTGTGTAAGATCCCAATCGTTGTCACTGACTGTGTAGATACCGCGCATGACATAAACGCTGGTGTCATACTTTCTATCTCTGTTTTCTAAAAACAGCAGGTCTTGAATGTTTAAAACACTTTGATTGGTGTAGTTAGGAACTGTAGCGTCTTTCCAATAGACATTAATGGGAGTACCACTGCTGATACTGGCAGTTACATTACTGCTGATGGCAGCAGTATTTGCTGCGGTATTAATGGCTGTAATTGTAGTATTTGCAGCAATATTAATGCCCTGTACAGTTTGTCCAACTTCTAGTACTGTTACATTGGAAAATGTCAATGTTCTTGTGTTAGCAGTGACATTGGCTGTTAGTGTATAAGCGTTGGCAGCACCGTTGGCCTGTGGACCCAAGTATTTGTGTAGTAAAATGCCAGTGCCGCCAACCGTGAATTCTTCACTGATTCGCTTATCAAAAAATTTGTAATCATTAGTGTGGTTGTCGCGCCACATCGATAATCTTGGCATGCTGGGTCCTGAATATCTAGTATTTATTGAAGTTTTGACAGTAAATACCAAAGTCCATATAATACTAGTATGCAAGTTCAACAAATTTTTGATAGAATGGCCCGTGAAATTAAAGCCACACCCGACTATCAGCATCGTGCGGATCTAACCAAACTGTATAGAAGTTGTGAAAACATCCATTTTGACATAACAAATGAAATGGTTGAATGCAGACGCAGAAAAATCGAAACTGCTAAACTGCGAGAACTGCATCAAAAGTTTGAGGAAGCTGTTAACACTTTTGATCAATGGCTGGTCTACAGCAGGCTATTATCATAATTGACAAAAAAGCCAAAATACTGTATAATTACATTTCTGTACAAACTTAAGGATTTGCTATGGCAACAGTAGCTGGTGTAAAAATTAAAACTAAAGTAAGCAAGCCCCGCGGCGGGCACTTTATGGATGAAAAGTACACAGGCACTGAGCCCCAATGGCCCGAAGAAGCCAGGGAGTGGCCTGAAGACAAGTTCGATAATTTTTTGCGTAAAAGCTTTTACTACTACAATTATTACTACAACCAAAAAGATACCAAAAAGTATGTGGTTGAGTGGATGAAATCCACTAGCGAGTTTGATAAAACCGAAGTTCGTGCTTTTGAGCGAGCCAGTGACCGCAGCATTCCAATGACGGCCTGTAGTTTGATCATGGCACATCGTGCAGGCATGCCACTGCGACCCCGGCACATTGAATTCTTGGATCAGTGTATTTTGGACGCTATTAAAACAGCAGAACCCGAACCTGTGGCCCCGGAAGCTGTGGGCACTGCGGAAGTCTATAAACCTACTATTCAAGACAGGCTTGCTGAAAAGACCAGTGAACTCATTGGCGAACTAGAAGGCAAGTACGATGATCAAGAGTCGTTTAAGGCCTATGATTGGTTTACTGCCAACAATGTTGTACAGAGTCAGCTCAACAAGTACATTGACCTTTATGCCCGTAGAAAAGCTGAACTGGAAATGGCGCAAAGCAAACAAGACGACCAATTGAAAGAAGCTTACAGTCACTATAAAGCTGCTGAATTTAAAAGGCGCATTGCTTGGATTGATCAACTTTTGGATGCTGTGGAACAGTACAAGACAGTTAAAAAAGCAGTTAAAAAAGCAAGGGTTAAGAAAGCGCCATCTAAAGAGAAAATTGTGGCCAAGCTCAAGTATGCAAAAGAAAACAAAGAGCTTAAAATTGTCAGCATTAATCCTGCGGAAATCATCGGCGCACAAGAACTTTGGGTCTATAACAGTAAAAGCCGCAAGTTGGGCAAGTATGTTGCAGCTGCTTATCAAACTCTTAATATCAAAGGCACTTCAATTACAAACTTTGATGTAGACAAAAGTATTTGCAAAACCCTGCGTAAACCCGCAGAGCAGTTAAAAGAGTTTGCCAAAGCCGGCAAAGTGCAGTTGCGAAAGTTTCTTGAAGAAATTCGTGCCACTGATACCAAACTCAACGGCAGAATCAATGCAGACATCCTGCTGTTAAAAACTCAATAAAGTCTGGGTCCTGATAGCTAAATAAGGCTAACAGGACCTTTTCTATGGCAGACAATACAGTAGTTGTACCAGATTTAAAATCAGACTTTAGTGTAAGAACACAGAATTTAGGCGGTCCCGGCTTTATCAGTCAAGCCAGCGCCATCGCTGCCAACGAGCAGATTCAAACACTTAACCAATTACGCAACGATATGATTGACTATATCCGTTTGCGTTTGGGCGATCAAATTGTAGATGTTGAACTAGACAAAGAACACTATGATCTTGCTATTAAACAAGCACTGACTAAGTATCGCCAAAAAGCACAGAACAGCACCGAAGAAAGTTACATTGTATTGGATCTAATACCCAATGTACAGGAATACATTTTACCCAATAACATTCAAGAAGTTCGACAAATATTTAGACGAGGAATTGGCAGCACCAGCGGCACTACAGCCAGTCAATTTGAACCTTTTGCTTCTGGTTATTTAAACACATACATGCTGGTAGCAGGTCGTGTTGGCGGACTGGCCAATTATGAGCTGTTTACTGCTTACCAAGAATTGGCCATGATGATGTTTGGCGGCTACATCAACTTTACTTGGAACAGAGTAACTAAAAAACTCACACTTGTGAGAAAAATCCCTTACGATGGCGGTACAGTAATTAAGCCAACTGCAATTACTTCCAGTGCCTTGACAGCTAATTCTACTATCACTATTACACTGCCTGTTTCTACTACCAGTTACCAAAGCAATTTAGCAGTGGGTGACAGCATTTATCTACAACATTGTCCTGTAAGAGGATATGACAGCCAATATAGAGTTGCTAGCGTAAGTGCCAACGCCACAGTCATTACAGTTACCAGTAATCAAACTTTAGCTGCAAACGCAGTTACTGGTACCAATTTAACAAAAAGCGAGTTTTGGATTCCCAATCCCTACTATGATGAAAATGAATTAGAACCAGTGTTGCTTTGGGTCTATAACTACAAACCCGACAGCATGTTGTTAAGTGATCCACAAGTTTATCCCTGGTTGCAGGAATATGCTCTAGCCTTTGCCAAAAGCATTTTGGGACAGGCTCGCGGTAAATTCAGCCAATTAGCCGGCCCACAAGGCGGTACAACATTGAACGGTGCTGCTTTGCTACAAGAAGCACAGGCCGAAATGGCACAGCTAGAAGAAGATCTAAAACGGTATGTTGATGGATCGACCCCGTTGACATGGGTCACGGGTTAATATATAATTACTAGATGATTATTGGATTTTGTGGACTAATTGGCAGCGGCAAAGACACTGCTGCAGATTATCTTTGTAACTTTCACGGCTTTCAACGAGAAAGTTTTGCCAACACACTGAAAGATGCTGTTGCAGCAGTGTTTGGATGGAACAGGGACTGGCTGGAAGGCCGTACTAAAGGCGCTCGTGAATGGCGCGAACAAATAGATCCATGGTGGAGCGAACGCTTGAACATGCCAGATCTAACCCCCAGATTAGTGCTGCAATTATGGGGCACTGAAGTTTGCCGTAAAAGTTTTCATGACGATATTTGGATCGCTAGCCTAGAAAACAAACTGAGACAAACCAAAGATAATACAGTTATTACAGACTGTAGATTTCCTAATGAAATTGACAGTATTCGCCGTGCTGGGGGCAGAGTAATTAGAATTGCCCGTGGCCCCGATCCAGACTGGTTTCAATTGGCTAGAATAGCACCTAAAGAAATGAAAAGATTGTACCCAAATATTCATGCCAGCGAGTACAGTTGGGCCGCAACAGACTTTGACATTACTATTGATAATAATGGGTCAATCGAAGACCTGTATAAAGAACTTAAAAGTCTGGTATAAGCGGACTTTCGCGCCACGGCAACTTGCTTTGTGCTATTTCTACTCTACAGTTCAAACACACTGTTTTTAAATTAATTGTAGAAGTATTTTTTAAATTTCCATCTACATGATATACAGCCATTTGTTTGTCTAAAAACTTGGCCTTGAATCCACATCGCTCACATGTAGATTTTTTTCTGTAGCCTGCTTTAAACCAGGTAGGTACAGGTTTTTTCTTTGCATTAGATCTACAACAAGTATCGCAGAATTTTCTGTAGTAAACTTTTTGGCCTAAATACTTGTTGATGGCTACAGGTCTCTGTTGACAAGTAGAACAGACTGGTCTCATACAGATATTTATTAGTAAAATAAAACAAAACCTTAATAAGGGCAAACAATTCACTGTTTTTCCTTAAGTTCGATAAATATTTGATATGAAAAAATGTTTTTTAATTTATAAAATCACTAACCAAATTAACCAAAAATTTTACATTGGTAAACACGAAACTACAAATGTAAATGATGGGTATATGGGCAGTGGTATTGCGATTAAATCCGCGATTAAAAAACACGGACCCGACGCATTTAAAAAAGAAGTGTTGTATACATTTGAATCCAGAGCACAAATGAATAGCAAAGAGAAGGAACTTTTAACCCAAGAACTCCTATCAAATCCATTGTGCTATAACATTGCTTTTGGTGGACAAGGCGGTAATTTAGGTGAAGCTGTTAATCAAAAAATTGGTATAGCTATGTCTCGCGTATTAGCAGGCGTCAGCAAGACTGAACAGCACAAAGAAGCTATTCGAATCTCTAAAAAATCTTATAAGCCTACCGATAGCGTGATTTCTAAAATTAAAAAAACTGCAATGCTAAATTATCAAAATATGTCGAAAGAAGAAAGAAATAGAAAATACGGGCATTCTGGTAGCTCCAACGGGAGTGCCAAACCAGTGACAGTTAACGGAATTAGCTATGCTACCCGTAAAGAATGCTGTAATATGTTAAACATTTCAAAATCTAAATTATACAGATTATTAGGAGAAAAATAATGGCCTTAGTGAGTCCAGGCGTACAGGTAACAGTAGTTGATCAAAGCAACTATACTCCAGCTACCACAGGAAGTACAGCATATATTTTACTAGCCACAGCACAAGACAAAGTAGCCCCAGGCGGCACTGCTTATGCTGCAGGTACACTTGCTGAAAATGCAGGTGAAATTTACAATATTACCAGCCAGCGTGAATTGGTTACAACATTTGGAACACCATTGTTTAGCACTACTGCTGCTGGTGCACCGTTAAATGGTGATGAGCTCAATGAATACGGTCTACTGGCTGCTTACAGTGCATTGGGTGTTAGCAATAACATGTATGTACAACGAGCAGATGTTGATTTAGCAGCCCTAACAGGTACAACAACAAGACCACTTAAGAACCCTAACAATGGTACATTTTGGTTAGATACAAGTAACAGTGCTTGGGGTGTTTATGAGTGGGATGCTGTCACCAGCACATTTACTAATCAAACAGTATTGGTAGTAAGTGACACAACATATCTTACAGCCAGCAACACAGTACCAACTACAAACATTGGTGCTGTTGGCAGTTATGCTGTAAATGTATACGATCCAAAACAGCCTATTTTTAGAAAAGACCGCACAAACAAATGGAACCAAGTTGGTAATGTAGGTTGGCAACAAAATACAGCAGCAATTTACAGCACAGTAACCAGCAGTACTTTTACAGCAGCCGCAGGTAATATTACAATTAATTCTAATTCCAGTGTTGTTGTTGGCCTTGGTCAAACATTGGCACAAGTATCTGCTAATATCAATGCCGCAGACAGCAGCAATGTATACAGTTGGATTACAAGTTCTGGACTGTTGGCTATTGCCATTACAAGTACAAGCCAGGGTAATGGAACTGCTACACTGGGTGGCAATACAACTGTACTTTCTTCTATCGGATTGGAATCAGGCACATACAAAGGCGCAGCAGTAACAGTAGGTCCTTATAATTCTAACCCAACTTGGACTGGCAATTTAAGAGCCAACGAAGGTAGACCAAGTGGTAGTGTGTGGAACAAATCCAGCGCATTGGGTGCAGGGTTAAACTTAAGTGTAAGTCAATACAGCAGCAGTACATTGACTTGGGACCCAAAGACCGTTAACTCTTACGACACTTTGTCAAATGCTTCATACGGGTTAGATCCAACTGGTGGCGGTATTAATATTCCAGTGGATACTGTGTATGTTGATTATCTAGCTTATTCTAGCGCAGCAAATACCACACCTGTTTTAGGTACTAAATTGTGGTATAGAAAAAATTCTGGAGCTATGACAGCAGTTGGCTCAACTGCTACTCCTTCTAATCCCAGTACAGGTGATCAATTTTATGTCATTACAAGAAGCAATTTGTCTTTGGCAAACTTAACCACTTTTACAGTAAATATTGGTTCAACAGAAACACCAGCTGGATTGGTTGCAGCTATTGTGGCTGCCGACATTCCTTATGTAACAGCAAATATCACAACAAGCGGCAATGTTAGTATTACTCATAGCCAGGGCGGCGATATTGGACTTCAAGATGTAACTGGAACCCCATTGGCAGATGTAGGTTTGTTAAGTGGAACAAACATTTACACCAGCGATGTAAATTCAAGCATAGCAGAGTGTACAAATTGGGCTCCGTTAAGCACAGACGATTATTATTTTACTTCAACACAACCTTATGTAGCACCAGCTAATAATACTTACTGGTACTACAACACACCAAGTCGTGTTGATATCATGTACAGCAATGGCACAGCTTGGCTGGGCTACCAAAGTACATCTACTGTAGACATTAGAGGATACAACCTTGCTAATACTAACAGTACAGGTCCTATTATTAGTGCCAGTGAACCTACTACACAAGATGACGGTACAGCATTGGTTTATGGCGATCTATGGTTAGATACAGGAGATTTAGAAAATTATCCAGCACTGTATAGATGGCAAAATGTCAGTGGTATTAACCAATGGGTAGCAATTGACCTTACAGACAGCACAGGACAAAATGGTATTATTTTTGCTGATGCTCGTTGGGACACAGATGGCACAACTGATGTAGCAACAGGAACTATTCCCTCTATTGCTACTTTGGCTGTTAGCAATTATGTTGACCTAGATGCTCCAGATCCTTTATTATATCCAAAAGGTATATTGTTGTTTAACACAAGAGCCAGTGGATATAATGTAAAGCAATACAAGAGCAGCTACTTCACTCAAGCAGCTTATCCTGGAGAAACTATCCCCAGTGAAACAGCTACTTGGTTAAGTGCCAGTGGATTTGATACACAGAATCTTCCAAACTTTGGACGCAAAGCTCAACGCGGTGTAGTAGTTGCAGCGTTAAAGAGTGCCATTGACAGCAGTACAGTGTTGCGTGAAGACAGTAATCAATTTAACTTGATTGCATGTCCAGGCTACCCAGAACTGATCCCTAACATGGTAGCTTTAAACAATGACCGCGATGACACCGCATTTATTATTGGTGATACACCATTTAGACTACCTGCTACTGGTACAGCAGTGCAAGCGTGGGCAACTAACAGTGCTGATGCCAGTGCAACAGGCGAAGATGGTTTGAATACCAGCGATCCTTATGTTGGTTTATATTACCCAAGTGGACAAACAACTGACTTATCAGGCGCCACAGTAGTTGTACCCCCAAGTCATGCAGTACTACGCAGTATTTTAAACAGTGACAATGCAAGTTATCCTTGGATAGCACCAGCTGGTACACGCAGAGGGCTTATTGACAATTTAAATTCCATTGGTTATGTTAATGCATCAACAGGAGCATTTGTAACAGTTGGTATTAATCAAGGCCTGCGTGACATACTGTACACAAATGCAATTAACCCAATTACCAGCTTGCCCGGAGTAGGACTAGTTGTATACGGTCAGAAAACTCTTGCAACACTGCCAAGTGCGCTTGATAGAATTAATGTAGCAAGGTTGATTAACTATGTTAGAAAACAATTGAATGTATTAAGCAGACCATTCTTGTTTGAACCAAATGACACTATTACAAGAAATAGCATGACCGCAGTATGTAACAGTTTAATGAACGATTTAGTTGCTAAACGCGGTGTAGCAGATTATTTGGTAGTTTGCGATTCATCTAATAACACACCAGATCGTATTAACAGAAATGAGTTGTGGGTAGACATTGCAGTACAACCAACTAAGGATGTTGAATTTATCTACATCCCAATTAGATTGGTAGCAGCAGGACAGTTAAACAGTAACAATGTTGCACCAGCTGAACCAGTAGGAACAGGAGCAAATTAAAATGGCAGTTTCATCATTAACAAAATTCACAGTGCCCTTGAGTGGAAACCAAAGTGCTTCCACACAAGGCCTGTTGATGCCAAAACTACAGTTTCGTTTTAGAGCTAGTTTTGATAACTTTGGTGTCAGTACACCTACTACAGAACTAACAAAACAAATTGTAAGTTTTGCCCGCCCGCAAGTAAGCATGGAACCAATCACAATACCAGTTTACAACAGTATGGCTTATATTGCAGGCCGCCCAACTTGGCAACCTGCGCAGGTAGTGCTGCGTGATGATGCAGGCGGCAATGTAAGTAGACTAGTTGGCGAACAGTTGCAGAAACAATATGACTTCATGGAGCAAGCTAGCTCAAGTGCTGGTATTGACTATAAGTTTACTGCAAGACTTGAAATGCTAGATGGCGGAAACGGTACAATTGAACCCATAGTACTAGAAACATGGGAACTATATGGCTGTTTCTTAAGTGATGTTAACTACGGTGAAGCTAACTATAGCAACAATGAGCCAATGACAATTGCCATGACAATCCGCATGGACAACGCACTGCAAACCACAGGAGGTGGGGTTGGTACTTCTGTACCACGCGGCACAGGCACTGTTATTACTGGTTAATTATATTTCAAATATCATTAGCAAAAACCCACTTTCGAGTGGGTTTTTTGTGGAATAAATATTAACATGGCCACTTTGTACAACGCAGATCTTAAGCCTTTAACTCCTGGTACTTACACGCATCCTTATCAGCATGCCACAAAGTTATTTTTGGCTGACAACTTTAGATTAGCGCCTAAGCAAAGTTTTTTATATTATGTTGTTATAAACATTAACAATAATTTAGGTAATGATTTATTATCACAGGTAACTGCACTGTTTAGCCAGCAAATTTTTACTAGCCAAATCAGCAGTCAAACAACACTAGAACAATATGAAGTAGGGTTATTGGCCAAAAGAGTAGGACTACCAAATTTTAGAATTGCAACACAGACTAAAAATGCTTACAATAGAAAAAATATAATACAAACAGGCATTACCTACGACCCTATTACAATTACATTCCACGACGATGCAGCAGATGTTGTGACCAAATTTTGGAATGACTACTATACCTATTACTACAGAGACAGCGACTATACTAAAGCTTACTATTCTACTCCACACAAATATCAGCCCAGACTTACTGACAGTTGGGGGTTTACTCCAAGAAATGCCAGTGTTGTTCCTTTTTTAACCAGCATACAAATTTTCAGTTTACACAATAAAAGATTCACAGAATACGAATTAATTAATCCATATATCAATGATTGGCGTCATGGTGAACATAACAGCGAACAAGGTACTGGTATTATGGAAAATCAAATGACAGTGATGTTTGAAACTGTCAAATACAAAACAGGATATGTAAATCCAATTGATGTAAATGGGTTTGCTACCATACATTATGACAATGTACAAAGTCCTATTAGTACTAGTACAACAAACATTTATGATGATAATGGCCTAATAGGTGCATTATCAAACGGAACAAAAGATCTAGCCAGACCCGACGGCCAAGGTTCCGGGGCTAATATTTTTAATGCACTGTTAAATGCTTACAACCTTGCTAAAAATTTAAAGAATGTTAATTTTACAAATCTTGCAAGACAAAGTTTAACTCGCATAGGTATTACAGCTATTAACCAAGCAGTCAACGCTGCATTAGGAAACAGCATAACAGTGCCAACTGCCAGCTTGGGCAGCGGATTAGTTTATAGCCAATCAAATGTATTGTCTAACCCCTACAGTGCTTTACCGCAAAGCAATGGCGTAACCGTTGCAGGTACTCCTATTGGCGGCACTTTGCAAGCTGGTGTAATATCCATTGGAACAAATATTGCAAATAATTATGTAAACGGAGTGATTACTAATAGTCTGCAACAAGGCAATGTAAAACTTTTTCAAGTTACTACAAATCAAGGCAATAATATTTTAGTTAACCAGTATGGTCAACCTGTAACAAATCAACAAACATCGTTGACTCTTGATGAAGATGGTAATCCTATAAGCAGCCGACAGGTTTTAAGTACCACTACCGGCACTTATATTCCAGGCAATTTAGAAACTAATCAAGAATCTAAACAAAGAGTAACCGACAGCAACGGACAAGTAATGACGGTCTACACATACAGAGACGGCACACAGGTAACCATTGACGAAAATGGTGTACAGCAAAAATTAGTGCCTGGTACAAATTACACAGGAAATCCAGAACCTGTAGCAATTCCACAAAACAGCAGCGCATTGGTTCAGCAAGGACAAAATTTAAATCCTGCAGGTGTAAAATATTACACTGATCCACAAACTGGTGTAACTTACACAATCGGCGGTACCTCAGCTCAAATTGTTAATACTTTAAGTGGTGCCGGTGGATTGGTAGCAGGTGGTTACACTGCACAAACTGTTTATTCTGGTCTGACCAAAGGATTTTTAGGACAAAGCGTATTAGGACAATCAGTGGCCGCAGGTGTAAGTGGTGCTGTTGGGTTAGTCACAGGCAGACTAGTTAACAATGCACTGCAACCAGTTCTTAATGGTGTTGCTGGTGGAGTTACACAGGTGTTTGACGGTGTCAGCGGAACTATAAAAAATACTTTCAGCGACATTTTTGGGTCAGGAGGATTTAGCAAAGATAGCCCTAACAAAAATGTTGTAAATGCAGTTATAGAAAGCGATGGCACAGGATACTTCACTTATAAAAATGGCAGTCAGTATTTTAGAGATTCCAATGGAACATATACTCAAACATCTGCTCCTGCTGACGGTGCTGGTAATTGGTTAAGCAACTTATTAGGCGGTAGTAAATCTGCGGCTGATGGTTCTGCAGGTAATCCGCAAATTGGTGCTTATCCTGCAACAGTATGGACAGATGGCGCTGGAAATCCAATATTAAGTGGTTCAGGGGAATATATTAATACTGCATTCGGGACTGACAGCGGAACTGCCCCAGTTAATATTACCCCAGACGATTGGAATGCATCAGCTATCGAAGCAGAAACAGGCTTATATGAAGCTTATGCAAATGATCCTATTGCCAGCGGTGACTGGACTTACAACTATTAAAAGAAGCAATTAAATGCCACAATACGATCCAACTAAACCCAGTAATTTACCTAGTTCTGGAATCAATCCCACAAATAAATTTTTTAGTAATTATTTTATACCTGACTACACAGTTAGTATAGGTACTAACGATGCAATCTTAAGCTGGTTTCAACAAGTTACCGGCGACAGAGACAGTGCTGAATTACTAGCACAGACAGTAATCAACACAGCACAGCTAAACAATGAAGACCCCATGAATGTATTAGATCAATTTATGAAAATGCCCATGGGCGATCTTAATAATCTTTTAGCACTGTATCTAAACAGTAGTAGAGTCAGCACTAGTTTGTTAGGCACAGTTAACACAGCTGCTGCTAATCAACGAGTAAGCAGAACAGTGCTTTGGTAAATGGCCAGCAAATTCAGTCAGGGTAAGTTTACAATTAAAAATCCCGAAAAATACATAGGGAAAAAACAACCCACTTACCGCAGCAGTTGGGAACACAAGTTTATGACCTTCTGCGACGAAAATCCTGCCATACTGCAATGGGCCAGCGAAGCCATACATGTAAACTATTTAAATCCCTTTACTCGTAAAAAAACTATCTATGTGCCAGATTTTTTAATAATCTATGTGGATAAAAGTGGCAATCGTCATGGCGAAGTCATTGAAATAAAACCCAGTAAAGAAACAACCATGGAAGCAGCCAAAAGCGCAAGGGATCGAGCAGCTGTGGCACTGAATCACTGCAAGTGGCAAGCAGCAGCTGCATTTTGTGAACAAAACGGACTTAAGTTCAGAGTCATAAACGAAAATCAAATTTTCCACGGAGCCAAACCATAAATATGGTATGACCAAAAAACTCAGCGAATTGTTTGATTTACCCGAAAATTTACCTGAAACTGTTACCGTTGAACAAGCACAGCAACAGATAGCAGAACATCAAAGTACTTTTGCAGAAATAGATTCAGCCATAGATAAAATTGATGCTGCACTGCCAGGCGTGCGTGGATTAGATGCCAGCGATGCCGAAATGGATGAACTAGCGCAATTGGCCAAAGACAAGTTTGAAGACCTAATGGATCTAGGCATGGCCATGGAAGCTAGATTCAGCGGCACAGTATTTCAAACTGCAGGTGTGTTACTGGGACACGCTATCTCAGCTAAACAAGCAAAACTAGACAAAAAACTACGCATGGTCGACCTACAACTTAAAAAAATGCGCTTAGATCAGCAAAGCAAAGACAGTGGTACAGCATTGCCCAACGCTGTAGAAGGCGAAGGAACTGTGATAGATCGTAACAGTTTGCTGGCAGAAATACTTAAGCAACAGAAAAAATAACTGTTTTTGAATAAATATCTTATAATAGGAATTCCCAATGAAGTCATTTAAAGCCTACCTAACAGAAAGCCAAAAGACTTACAACTTTAGAATTCGCATGGCCTGTGAAATGACCAGCGACATTGAAGCCAAAGTAAAACAATCTTTGGAACAGTATAAAGTTGAAAGCATCAGCAAACCCAAGCGTTTACCCATTCACGAAAGCCCACTGTTTCCCAACATGGGCCCTACAGAAGTTAATATCATTGATGTCAGTATCTGCTATCCAGCCAATGACGACCTAGTGCGTGATGCTATTGCAGAATGTGGTTGCTGTCCTGCATCAAATATCCGTGTAACACCCACAGACAGTCCATTTGAAGCTATCATGGATGGCAAAGAAATGAGCAACCCCGATGGCGGCACTGTGCTTAATGAACCAGAAATGACCACTGCTGCACCTGCTGCAGACTTAGTAGGCGATGCAAGAATACCCAGTATAATGAAAGAGCTTGAAGAAACTCGCAAATATCATTATCCTGAAGCTGCTGGTGGCAAAGAAAAAGATAAAAATTTCCAAAGCCAAGGCACAACAAACAGCTTACCTCAAGGCAAAGTTGACCCTGTAGGCAGCAAGCAAAATAAAATCCCTTCGCCAGTGAAGAAATAATAGGAACAATCATGAGCAATAATTTATACGACATCCTTAACAAACTAGCAGCAGTTGAACAAAAGGACCAACAACCTGTTCAACAGCCAAAAGCCAAAAGTCAACTGGCAGAAAATATCAAAACTGTGGAAGGCCAACTAAATGAAAAATATATGGGCTTTAAGAAAACTGTTGCCGCAATTAAAAAAGGTGGCAGCGCCGACAATCCCGAAGCAGTTGCAGCAGCAATTGGCCGTGAAAAATACGGAAAGAAAAAATTCCAGCAAGCTGCCGCCCAAGGCAAAAAGCTAGGCGAGCAAGGTGTGGCGGAAAGATCCCCATCTCGTATTGGATCAAAACTAGCACAAAGTGACACTGAAACATTTGGCCTGCAACCAGGACGCGGTTATGACATTACTACACCTAAAGACTGGAAGCCAGGTGATAGACCACGTGCCGTACAGCAACTGATTCCTACTCAAGATAAAAAAGACCATATTCGTAGCCGATTAGGTAAACATCGAGCTCCTGTGCTGCCTGAGCAAGGTGTGGCGGAAGGCTCGGATACTTACAAACAAGGCCACGCCAAGTTCCATACTAAAACCAATAAACAAATTGGGCCTACACACTATGGTAGAGGCAGTGATAAGAAAGCGGATAGTTACACTAAAGCAGATCCAAGATATCACGAAGTTAGACCAGTCAAAGAGCAAGGTGTGGCGGAAGGTGTAACCCCAGCAAGCGTAAGCAAAGTACTGCGTTTGATTGACCGTCATCATCCAGAATGGTTTGACAACTACGGCATGGGCGAAGTTGAAGATACAGTTGTAATCTTAGCCGATATGGACAAGTTCTACGGTCTAAGTGCAGTTGATGCAATGACATTAGTGGGACAAGAACTTGAGAATTTATATGGTCAGCAAGGTGTGGCGGAAGGCTCCGCAGGTGTTAGCGTAAGAAAATGGGCTAATCAAGTTCGCAAAGATCACGGTAGTGATGTGAAATTTTGGAATCGCAAAGAAGGTGGCGGAGCAGTTGACAGCGTGATTGCTAAAAACAGTCAAGGCGAAACAGTTGGAGTTTACGATCGCAAAACAGGTTATCCTACTGTATTCGAACCAAAACAAGGTGTGGCGGAAGGCTCTGAATCGGGTCCATATCAAGTAAAAGGCGGTGAAGATGGATATTATGTTGTAGGCCCAGGTAGAAAATTAAACAGCGGTACTGTTTTTTATGATACCGAAGACGCAGACGAAGTTTGTGCTAGGTTAAACCAAAAATATGCAGACTCACAAAATAAAGAGCAAGGTGTGGCGGAAGTAGCACCCCCAGGAGCCAAAGCAGAGCGTATGGTAAAACATATTAAAAAAGGCTATGCCAAAGACGGTAAATTGTCAGACAAAGAAAAAGGCATTGCTTATGCCACGGCTTGGAAAGCACACAAAGCAGGCAAAGTTGAAGAAGCAGTAGCTGCACTTAGAGTTCTTGCTAACAGTGGTATGACTAGTCAACAGATCACTGAAGGCTGGGAAGATATGATGAAAGCTGTTAGTGCTAAGAGTCGTGAAGAAAAAGGCACTGGCAAGTTTAACAAGAAAACAGATCCTACCACAGGCGGAACAGTATACAGCCGTAAGTACAATCCCAAGACTGGTGAAACCGATGACACAGAAAATGTCACAGCAGTCAAGCGTGGTCGTGGTCGTCCTAAGAAGTCTGCTTTTGAACAGTATATGCAAAAGTATGAACAAATGCTTGAAGATGCAGATCCGCTAGGAAAATTTATCAAAGGACTAGATAAAGGCGCATCCGCTAAAACAGCACCTGCAGCTCAACCTGCACCAGCAATGGGTACAATTAAGAATGGCGTATGGACAGCAGACGCTCCTAAGCCTGGAGAAAAAGGTGTACCACTGCCAGTACCTGTAGATGAAGCTGACGCTGATGCAGCAAGCCTTGGCAGATGGGCAGGCAGTGCAGATCCAAGTTCAGGATGGGCTAGAACCAATAATCCTAAAAAAGACGCAAGTGCAGCAAGTGTAGGTAGATGGGCAGGCAGTGCAGATCCAAGTTCAGGATGGGCTAAGCCAGTTGACGAAGGCGACTATGAACTAGAAGAAATGATGCGCCTTGCTGGTATGGAAGAAGCACTAAAAGGCGGCCAGAAGAAGCTAGACAAAAACCATAATGGTAAGCTAGACGCTGAAGATTTTGCAATGCTGCGTGGCAACGAAGAAAAAGTAGACGAAGTTAGCAAAGGTGAATACATTCAGCAGCAAGACGCAGCTGCTGAAAAAGCCGGCAAAGACAAGTTTACAACATTCGGCCAAGAATTTCACACAGACGAAATTGACGAAAATTTAATAGTAATACCTCCTCCTGCTTTTGCAAAATCAGCTGAACAGGCCAAAGAGTTTGGCGCAATGGCCCCTAAAGAGCCTGGCAAAAGAGATCCTTTTTCACCAGCATCAGTACCTCCCGATGAGGAACTAGACGAAGGTCACGAAACCTGCACAGAATGTGGTTATACCATGACAGAATGTGGCTGTGACAGTTCAATGCCCAGCCAAGACGAGGGACATATGAACATCAGCATGAATGCAGACAGCGATGGCCATCAAAGCATGACTGTAAGTGTCGACGGCGAAGATGCTGTAAAACTTGCACAGTTATTGAAACTGGCAGGCTTAGGTAACGGCGAACCTGAAGCTGTTTATCAACCTGTTGAAGTAGTTGTTGATGATGCTGAAGAAGATCTTGAAGAAGAAAAAGATCCTAGATATCATGCCAGTACAACACCCGACGAACAAGTGTATGGCACAGATATTCAGTTAAAAGGCGGTAACGGTGATGTCGCCGGTCAAGAAAAGAAAATGCACAAACATGGTTATCAGTTTGGTGACAACCCAATAGCCATGCGTGAAACTGCAGCCCGTGATTACGAAAGCATTAAGGTAAGAAAATGAAAATTAACCAAGTCATTGTTGATGAATCTATAAAACTAGGCGACAATTTTGATATTGAACTAGGCAACATGGTAATCGAAAGCCGTGTTGTTGGGTTCATGGATGATGGCATTGTTATTGAAGCCGACGACAAAGCACTAGCACTGTTAGGCACAAGCGGTGCATTGTTAGAAGCCACTGACAACGATTATTGGACAAATTTAATTGCTGATGTAAGAGCCAAAGCAGAAGCCAAAGAGCGCGAGCGATGGGCCGCCCAAGCTGAGATCCGTGATAAGGAAAGAGCCGAACAGTTAGCTAAAGATCGAGAGAATTTGCCCACACTAGAAAAGTATTTGGCTCAGTTACAATCTGAATACGATCCTGATTATGAATACAGTGATGATCACCGAGTATGGACTAGAAACAAAGAGATAAAAGCAAAAATTTCTAATTTGCAGCAAAGAATTAAAGATGCTAAAGGTGTATCAGAAGTTTACGCACCTGCAGTAGGCGGCAAAGATTTCGATCAGTATACTCCTGCCGTTGATGCTGCAATGAAAAGGCATAGTGCTGAAAAGGCACTGTACAAGGCTGCTAATCCTAAAGATGATCCCACAGGCGCTTTACAGCAAAAAGGGTTTGACCGGGCGCAGGCGGTAGGTCAGAGGCTAGCTACTAAGCAAGCTCTTGGCAAAATAAAAGCCAACGAAACCGACGACAGTTTTACTAAGCCAGCTATTATCATGCGAGCCAGTCCAAAGGCCATGGCCAAAGCACAAAGCATTATTCAAAAACAAGCTGATAAAAATGTTATCAGCATGGCCAAAATTGCTGGTACTACACCTGCACAAGGTGTGGCAGAAGAACATCATCCCAGTAACCCAATGTATGAAATACATAGCCAAGGGCAACAGGCAGGAATAGCAGGAAAACCAAGAAATAACCCCTACGGTGACCCAGACATTAACAGAGAAGCATATTACTGGAACGAAGGTTACGAACTTGGTCTAGAGATTAGAAATAAAAGACAAGGTGTGGCGGAAGGCTCCTACGACGAGTTAGACCCGTTGACAAAACTGGCCATACGAGTTATCCAACAAAATAAAAGAAGAAACGAACCATTGGCTTACATCAATGCCAAACAACATCTCAAGGATCAAGGTTGGTCTGCCAGGGAGATAAAGAATTTAGAGCAGGGTCAGCAAGGTGTGGCGGAAGGCTCGCAAACTGTCGGCCACGAAATCTTAGGAATGCTTAGACAGATTAACCGCCAGGGCGACGATGCTATGGAAGAATTATATAGTAGTTGTCCATTGTTAGCCCAATTCTGGGACCAGTACGAAGGTGACTTCCGTTCTATGGTTATAGAGTTATCTCCAAAGACTTTAAACCGCATCAAGGCAGAAATATCTGCTTTTAATCAGCAAGGCGTATCGGAAGGCAATGGCACCCATATCAAACGCGAAAACCCAGGGCAATGGCGTAAGGCTGGTTATGAACGCGGTCGCTTTTGGGCACAGCATAGTGGCACACGCGACACCAAAGGTTTTGCTGATCAACAAGCACGAGATCAATGGATTCGAGATCAAAATAACAAAGTTGTGGCGGAAGGCCGTATGAAAGAACAGATGCATACTGATGCAGAACGCATGGAACTAGCACAATTCCTTGACAAGTACGGCAACGAAGATTGGATAAAAGAATTTTGGCAAAATGTCAATGTTGACATCAGCGAAGCCAAGTATCAAGGCCGTGAAGTGCCTCTTGGCAAGCCAATGGCAGGAGATGTGAAAAAATCTAAAGTATATGTTCGCGGACCAAAAGGCAATGTTGTCAAAGTAAATTTTGGTGACAAAAACATGCGTATCAAAAAGTCTAATCCAAAACGCCGTAAGAGTTTTAGAGCAAGACACAACTGTGCCAATCCTGGTCCCCGTTGGAAAGCTCGTTATTGGAGCTGCAGGGCTTGGTAATATGAAGATCAACGAAATACTAGCAGAACAAAAAATTGGGCCTATGCGTAAGAGACATGAGTACGCTAGTCGAGGTCTGCACAAGTTTCAAGATGTAGAAGGCAGAGATAGATTCTACGAATTATATCGTATCATGATGGCCACAGCTTCAAGCAATGGAGTAGATCCTTTGCCAGATACACTGGATGCAGAAAGTTGGGCCGGCCGTTATAACATTGCTGCCCCAATGACTGATATTGAAGCCCAAATGCTAAAACAAGCTTATGAAGTAATGGGCAGTAAACACATAGATTTAAATCACGGCGACAATCGCAGCATGGAAGTGCCTAGCACTTACAAAAAAAGTCCAGTGGCACCCAAAAAACGAAACAAGTATGGTGTATAATGGACGCTGTACAAGAACTTAAAGTCTTAGCAGGCATTGGCAATAGACCACAGTGGCAAGAATACAAACCCGGCCAAACTGAAAATATCAGTTACACAGGTACTGAAAAAGCCAAACTTATGCGTAAGCATAAAATAAAACCAGGCACCGAAGATTGGTTCCGCTTGTGGTTCTCGAGGCCATATCTTACAAAAGAAAAACCAATTTAATAAATATAAGTGTAGTTCGCGGATCTGGACAATCCCAACTACTCTAACGCTTTAAGGGAGCATCAGCAATGTTATTTATAGATGACACAAATAGGTATTATGTATATGCCTATTTAAGAAAATCAGATTCAACACCATATTACATAGGTAAAGGACATTCTTCTCGTGCCTTTGCTTCGGCTCACAATGTAAAAGTTCCTATAGATAAAAAACGAATAGTTTTCATAGAATGCAATTTGACCAATGTAGGAGCTTGTGCTCTAGAACGCAGACTTATTAAATGGTACGGTAGAAAAGATATAGGTACAGGAATATTGCGTAATTTAACTGATGGCGGTGACAGGGGCACAAGCGGTATGCGGCATTCAGATGAAACAAAAAAGAAAATATCTTCTAGTAACAAAGGAAAAATAAATTCACCAGAAGCAATAGAAAAAATGAAAGAATCAAAAAAAGGGAAAAAAATAAAGCATTCTGCATCATTCAAGCAAGGTCAAAAACCATGGAATATAAAATACAGATTAAAAGTTATTAATCCGCTAGGTAAAATATCATATTATGATAGTGTAGGGGAGTATGAAAAAATATCAGGATACAAGCAAAGAAATATATATTATCTTGCTTATAAGTATCCTGATTTGAAAATCAAAAACGGAAAGTTTAAAGATTTTGTTTTTTATCTGGAATCTCTAAGCCCAAATACACATACCAACTTGCATGTTTGACCTGTATAGGCCTTTGCCGCCATTTATTAATTAGTTGAAAATGATCTGGTTTGTATGGCTCCCGCAAAGGTTTCCAGTCATGGGTACCTTTTCGAAAATTGCAACTACGGCAAGCTGTTACACTATTTTCCCAGTTTGTTTTACCGCCCCGGCTGCGTGGCTTGACATGATCTAATGTCAGTTCTTTGTGATCAAAAGTATCACCGCAGTACTGACACTGATATAGATCGCGCAAAAACAAATTACTGCGACTGAATTTTGCAGCCTTTTTGAATTTAAAGTAATCTTTGGTCACACAGACAGCAGGAACTTTCATAGTCAAGTATTCACTGTGAATTTCCCAGTCGTCGTATTCTTCAAGAATTTGAATTCTATCCAAAAAATATAATTTAACGGCATGTTGCCAACTTATTACACTTAAGGGAAGAATGCTGATTGGATTAAAGTCGCTGTTTAACAGCAGCACATCTGACAATTTGAACTCTCACTTGGTTGTTGCAATAAATATTTATTATAGTATCTTATTATATTTTGAACAATGGCTAAAACGCTCGAAACGGTATTAGTAAAAAAACCAAATCAGGTTGAAAGTTATACCGCTAACCAAATAAAAGAGATCATGCTGTGCAGTGATCCCGAAACTGGTCCTGAGTATTTTTTGGAAAACTATTTTTACATACAGCATCCCACAAGAGGTAGGATGAAGTATGACCCGTATGATTACCAAAGAAGGCTAGTTCATACTTACCATAGTTTTAGATACAGTATCAGTCTCATGCCCAGACAGACTGGCAAAAGCACCACTGCTGCTGGCTACTTGCTTTGGTATGCTATGTTTGTTCCTGACAGCACTATATTGGTTGCGGCTCACAAATACACTGGTAGCCAGGAAATCATGCAGAGAATTAGATACGCTTATGAAAGTGTGCCTGATTTTATTCGTGCAGGCGTTGTCAGTTATAATAAAGGCAGCATTGACTTTGATAATGGATCAAGAATTGTCAGTGCTACCACAACAGAAAACACTGGTCGTGGTATGAGTATATCACTGCTGTACTGTGACGAGTTCGCATTCGTAAGACCTACTATTGCTTCTGAGTTTTGGACTTCTATCAGCCCAACATTAGCCACTGGCGGTAAATGTATTATAACCAGTACACCCAACAGCGACGAAGATCAGTTTGCACAGATATGGCGTCAAGCTAACAAAACACAAGACGAGTATGGTAACGAAACTGAAATTGGTGTAAACGGATTTAGAGCTTATCGTAGTAAGTGGCAGGAACATCCTGACAGGGATGACGCTTGGGCTGCTAGTATGCGTAGTCAATTAGGCGAAGAACGATTCCGCAGAGAAATGGAATGCGAATTTATTATACATGATGAAACACTAATCAATCCCATATTTTTAACTGAAATGGCTGGCATAGATCCTTTGCTAAAACAAGGACAAGTTCGTTGGTATAAAAAACCCAGTAAAAATAATATCTATTGTGTGGCATTAGATCCCAGTTTGGGCACAGGCGGAGATCCCGCAGCCATTCAAATACTAGAAATGCCTAGCATGATGCAGATAGGTGAATGGCAACACAATAAAACACCAGTACAACAGCAGGTAAAAATTCTAGCTGAAGTTGTCAAATACATTTCGGAAGAAATTGGTAATGAAACTGACATATACTACAGTGTAGAAAATAATACACTGGGCGAAGCTGCACTGATTGCCATAGAAGAATACGGCGAAGAAAATATTAAGGGTATATTTTTAAGTGAACCTGGTAGGCCCGGCGCTACACGCAGATATAGAAAAGGTTTTAACACAACCCATAAAACCAAAATCAGTGCTTGTAGTAAGATGAAAAACCTAATAGAAACACGCAAACTGCACATCGCTAGTAAAGCACTGGTCAGCGAACTCAAAGTATTTGTAGCATCTGGCAGCAGCTTTGCAGCTAAATTGGGCGAAACAGATGATCTTGTAATGAGTATGTTGTTAGCTGTACGCATGGCTGGCGTAATTAGAGATTTCGATCCTAATGTAGATGAAAAGTTAAAAGATGACAGCGAACTGGTAGTGCCTATGCCTTTTATAATGCTAAGTTAATAAATATATTATTATGAACAATATTGAACATCGCGCAGAAGCAACATTTGATGAAATTCGCAGTAGATTCAGCGATATCAGCATAGGCGACGAAAATGCCAAAACAACATTAGATCCCACTAAAGCTCGTTTCTTTAATTTTGACTATGTTAAAAACGGTCAAAACTATGGCAACATTACTATCAGCATTATCGACGGCGAAAGTTTTAAAGTTTACTACGACAAAGATATTGATCAAGACATGAGCGACGATGAAAAGAAGTCTTGGTATCATTTTCTGCGCCAATTAAAATTCTTTGCCATGCAGACTAGATTCAAAAGATTTGATGTTCGTGATATTGCTAAAAGCGGATTAAATCTCCGAGATCTAAAACATGCAAATAGAGACGCCGAAGTAGTAGACAGCAGTGAAGTAGATTTACGACTTAGCGAAGGCAAAATGTATGGTACTAGCCGCAGCAGTTATCAAAAGCTTAAAGATGTAAAAATTATTGCCAGACACAGTAAACCCATTGTGGACGAAACTAAGCCCGGTGCAAGAAGCCGAAACATTGACGCAATCTACATCGAGAATTCCTTAGGCGAGAGACATAGACTGCCTCAAGGCACCACAGTTAACGGCGCAAGAGCTTATGCAAGACATGTTATGAACGGTGGCTCGGTACATGATGATTTTGGTCAACACATCAAACAAATTATCAGCGAAATGGAAACACTGAAACATTTTGCAAGAAATATGCGCGGCAGAACTTTTGAAGATGTAGAAACACAAGTAATGGTAGAATCTGCTATTGATCATTATGGTAAGCTGCATAGAGATTTGTTTACTATTCGCGGACAACGAGGTTATGAACAATATCGTGCGCTGTGGCAACCCGAATCATTGACTGAAGACGAATTTGACATTGAAGCACTTAAAGAGCGTTTCACTAAAAGAGTATTCGACGAAAACTTAATGGACGCACTGCCTTTGGTACACAAAGCTTATAAAACAAGAAGTGAACAAGTTGGCGAAGAATTTGAATTATGGGCCAACACCTTAAAGGAAAATGACAGTCCTTTTAGTAAAGTATCAAACCCCGAACCCTATACCACACAACATCCAGATTATAATGAAGCCGAAACTGTTGATGAAAAAATAGATGAAATTTTAACTCAGTGGAGTTTTGAATATAGATTTGTTGACGGTGTTTACTATTTTGACAGCAAAGAAGAAGTAGACAGAGCCGAAAATGTTTTACTCAGCAAAGGCATTGGGTTACCAGAATTAAAAGTTCAAGACCCCAAAGACAACACTTATGGCTCCAGCACATTTGATAGAGATTTAAGTAGAATGAGTTCAGCAGTTCATGAAGACTTAGACACTATCATGAATTTGGCCGGAGTAAAAAAAAAGAAAGTAAGTGAACAACAGCAGGTTCAAATGCAGGTCTATCAAGATCGCAACAACCCAAATAAATTTTATTTTGCCAAAGACGGCTACCTAGTTGACCCAACCAGCGAAACACACAAAAATATCTATAACCAATTCATACAACAAAAATTGGCCACAGATGTTGAACAAAAAATCAAAAACTTGCCTCCTGCAGAACCTGCACCGGAACTACAAACACCAAAATCTGATTTTGGTGAACCTGATGGTAAGCCTGCTAAACCAATTGAACAAGAGCCAATGAAACCCTTACAAATTAATTTGAATCCGGCTGTGAGTTAATTTATCAAATAATTTGACTGAGATCAAAAGCACAGTTAAACTATGCCTGTGCTCAACAAAATTTTCACTTTTTGTCTTGACAGACTAAATACACGTGTTATACACTTGCAAGGTGCAGGCGTATATCCAAGCACAAACATCATGGCATTTTTTAAGGAGAACTATTATGGCCACATCATTAGCTGAAATTCGAGCAAAATTACAAGCTCAAGAGAACCGTCCAGGTTCAAACCAATCCGGCGGAGACAATGGCATTTACGCCCATTGGAACATCGCAGAAGGAACTACCGCTCGTGTTAGATTCCTCCCAGACGCAGACAGTAAAAACAGTTTTTTCTGGATTGAAAGACTGATGATCAAATTGCCTTTCGCAGGCGTTAAAGGTCAACCCGACAGCAAACCAACTTTTGTACAGGTTCCCTGTGTAGAAATGTGGGGCGAAGCTTGTCCAGTACTAGCTGAAGTGCGTACTTGGTTCAAAGACAAAAGTCTTGAAGACATGGGCCGTAAGTATTGGAAGAAAAAGTCTTATTTGTTTCAAGGATTTATTCGCGACAATCCTTTGACTGATGACAAGTCCCCAGAAAATCCTATTCGCAGATTTATCATCAGCCCACAGATTTTTAACTTAGTTAAAAATGCGCTCATGGACCCAGAACTGGAAAACATGCCCACAGACTACGAAGCTGGTCTTGATTTCAACATTAAGAAAACCAGTAAAGGTGGTTATGCAGACTACAGTACCAGTACTTGGGCTCGTAAAGAATCTGCGCTGAACGCAGATGAACTTGCGGCAATCGAAAAGTATGGTCTATACAATTTGGCTGACTTTTTGCCCAAGAAACCCAACGACACAGAACTTAAGATCATTAAAGAAATGTTCGAAGCCAGTGTTGATGGCGAACCATTTGATATGGAACGCTGGGGTGCTTACTACAAGCCCGCAGGCATGTCCGCTCCTGCTAAAGAATCTGCTGCTGATGCTGCTGCAGCCCGCCCAGCAGCCGCTGCTCCTAAACTCACCGTAGTTGAAGATGAAACTCCTCCTTGGAGTGGCGATGATGCAGAAGACGAAGCTCCTGTAGCCAAACCACAGGCCACTGGCAGTAAAAATGCCATGGACATCCTAGCTCAAATCAGAAACCGTCAAAAGCAATAATAGTTATTGCTGCTTGTGTCATGTAGGGGAGACGGTCCCCTACTTTACTCTTAAAATAAAATAATCAATAAAATAGGAACTATCATGGCAAAACCCTTCGATGTCAGCAAATTTCGTAAAACAATTACAAAAAGTATTGATGGAATCAGTTTAGGATTCCGTGATCCAGATACTTGGATCAGTACAGGCAATTATGCCTTAAACTATTTGATCAGTGGCGCATTTGATCGAGGTGTACCACTGGGTAAAGTCACTGTATTTGCAGGTGAATCAGGCGCAGGTAAAAGCTTTATCTGTTCTGGCAACTTGGTGCGTCACGCACAACAACAAGGCATTTATGTTGTCTTAATCGACAGTGAAAACGCACTAGATGAATCTTGGCTACACGCACTGGGTGTGGACACCAGTGAAAGCAAACTGCTGAAAGTTAATATGGCTATGATCGACGATGTAGCCAAAATGGTCACCGAGTTTGTAAAAGAATATAAAACACTGCCTGCAGATGATAGACCCAAAGTTTTGTTTGTACTTGACAGTTTAGGTATGTTGTTGACTCCTACTGATGTTAACCAGTTTGAAGCTGGTGATTTAAAAGGCGATATGGGCCGTAAGCCTAAAGCACTTACAGCACTTGTTCGTAATTGTGTAAACATGTTTGGTGATCTAAACATCGGCTTGGTAGCCACAAACCACACCTACGCAAGTCAAGACATGTTTGATCCTGATGATAAAATTTCAGGCGGACAAGGTTTTATCTACGCATCCAGCATTGTTGTCGCTATGAAGAAAATGAAACTTAAAGAAGACGAAGATGGCAACAAAATCTCCGAAGTAAAAGGTATTCGTGCAGGATGCAAGATTATGAAAACTAGATACGCTAAACCTTTTGAAGGTGTACAAGTAAAGATTCCCTATGAAACTGGCATGAATCCCTACAGCGGACTGGTAGACATGTTTGAAGGCAAGGGATTATTAGCAAAAGATGGCAATAGGCTTAAATACCAACTAGCAAACGGTACTGAATTAAAAATGTTCCGCAAAGAATGGGAACGAAACGAGGCCGGTTGTTTGGACAGCGTCATGGAAGACTATACCAAACATCCACATAAACAAAATTCAGAACCCGCGGCTGTAACCGAGGAAGAATAATGACCATCGAAGTTGATGTATTGGGTGAAGTCTACAGCACCCTTAAACAGTATATCCCACAAAAAGACCGCCAAGAAGCCAGCGATACTATCATGAGTATTTTAGTTGATTACTTAAATGATAATGAACTAAAAGAATTTGGTGGCGTTGATCAATACACCAAACGCAGCCTTGAAGAGTATGCTGGCGGCTATGAAGATGATTTTGAAGATTCTGACTACGAAGAATAATGTGGTATAATCGCATAGTTCAAGACTTGGGTAATATACCCGACTTCATTGAATACTACGAGAATGAATTGGTAGAAGCCAAACAGGACTGTGGTATTCGTGGCCATCTTGAACGCAACATTGCA